CATATAGCTTAACCTCGTTGATAATTCTCATGCCTTTAGTGTCACGCTCAGACTTGCCTTGCGGTACTGAAAAGCCGATACTCATTTGGTCGATAACGCCATCATTCATAAGCTCTATAGCTTCATCGCCTAAGCGTGTCTTACTAATCTTGCCCTCAACAAATAAACCTTTTTCGTCAGGTGTCATGCTTGAAGGTTTGCCGATGGGGTCATTGTGTTGCCATAGAATCTTAACTCTATCACTGCGCTCTTTTAATGTTTTATTGAATGCGCCTTTAGTGATTATGTCATTACCTAAATCAGCATCCCACGTAGAAGCATAACCAGCAAACGTGCGGCTGCCCATGTTCACGTCATCGGCCTTAAATTGTAATGATTTGAATTCCATGACTACTACCAGATTAATATAATTAGTTGCATTATAAACTGGTTAGACCAGTTGAGCAAATAAAGTATGTTATGTTGTGTTTTTATGTTAATAGGAAGGTGTTTTATGAAAAAACTAATTGCAATTAGTGGCAAGATGGGATTAATGAAGCTGCCCACAGGTAAAACAAATTGCAATATGATTGAGTGGGTTGGAGAATATGATAATGGATGGTGCATACACTTTGCTTGCCGATGGAAAGAGACAAGCAAGGCAATTTATTTTAAATGGCTGTATTAGGGTAAAGAATACACTATAGAGCATCTACAGTTTATTACCTGCTCTGCGCTTCCTGACGGGTCACCAGCGTACATAAGCTGCTCACCACCTACAATAAACGGCTCATCCATCTTAACGACTTGACCATTAGCAATAGCGTGGTCTTCTCTTGTTCTATCGCTGATGCTTGCAACCCACTCTTTCATCATAGGCAACCCGCTTGCAGTTGCGGCCATTTGTGTCGATGCGTTACTAGCTCCATGTGACTCTGTGCGGCTTATTACTCGGCTTCTTAACCTTGATAATGTGCCGCCATCTTCTGCAATTCTCTGTTGTATCAGCCTAGCCGTTTGTTTTTCATCATATCCAAGACCGACCGCCTCTGCTGCTGCTTCTTGTATAATTTTCTTCGCTTGCTCACTTGTAGTCCCTGTAATTAGAGTAACTTTGCTTGCTGCGTTTGCTTTTATCCACAATTGCCGTGCTAAGTCGAAATATGGCGTTAGTGGAACATCACCATCTCGCTTTACTTCCATATCAGTGTTGGACTTCTTGATAGCATTCCACATACGTTGCCCGAACTCTTTAAATGCTCTAGAGTACAAGCCAGTCAGAATCTTATTCATGTTTTGTTCGTGCGTATCAATAGCATTGACATTGCCGCTTGCTATATCTTTAGTCGCTCGGTATATCTCGCGTGTAATACGTGGCTCATACGCGCGCGCAAGCCTTAACGTCATCCGTTCAGTTAATGCCTGCTCTCGCTGTGGTGCAAGTCCTGTTACTGACCTACGCGCCATAACCTACCGCCTTGAGTAATCTTTTAACCTGCTCGTCATTTGCGCCCACGCTAACCGTATCAGAGCCTTGATTATTATCAGCGTTAGGATCAACATTATCCGTGCTATCAGATAGCATCTCATCAGGTATATCAGCATCATCGAAGCCTAGTTCAAGTCGTTTGTTGATTTGAGATAGGCTGAACCCCATGCGCCACAACTTTTCCCCGTTGGCTAGCTTCTCTGTGTAATTCTCTTGTAATGCTTCTACGTTTGACAGGTCGTATTCAAGGCAGTACTCAGGTCCAAACTCTCTTGATAGTTGTGCGTTTAATTGACGCTTAACTAATTCAAGGCTAGGGATGATTGTATTAACGTATAATTGCTTTTGCATGGCATTAGCATTGGCTAGGTTTACATTTTCAGTAAACCCAAGGTCTGACATTGACATACCAAATACGGCACATATCTCAGCCCATACCGCCTTACGTGATTCTACAAAATCCATTTCAACCGCGTTCTGGCCTAAGTTGTTAATCTTGCCTGATGATACTAAAGGCTCACGTGCATTCTTTGGACCTGATTGTTTTTCTTTGATTGTTGCCTTTATAGCGTCGATTTGGTCTTGCTGTAGCGTGTCGGGTACTTCGACATGTATATCAATAACACCACGATTCTCTAGGCTAGTTTTTTGCCAGATGCCAGACTCTCTATCTATGTCAGTTGCCCGACCTGCTGCCATCAATACAGGCTGTCCAAAGTAACGGCTGTTTGGGTTAGGTAATCGTAGGTGAATCATATCATCAGCTTCAATCTTAAACTTGGTCGAACTGGCTTCCTGATATTCGTATAAGTCGATTAACTTTTCTTTACCCGCTTTAAGGCTTACATACTGCGCAGGCAATAACCATAATTGAAATGGCAACCCACGCGCACCCGCTTTAATCTCTGATATGTAGCAGTTACCCGCTAGGTCTAATTGTTGGCTAATCTCATATATGATTTCCATCCAACTTGTATCAGGGTTAGGGTTGTCGATTAGTGCTTGTAGTGGTGAGTCAGGCGCGTCCTCCAATGTACCGTCAGCTAGCTTTCTTTTAGCTACCCAAGGCACTGCTGCCATCAATTTTGCTCGTTTCTCAACACAAGTGTAAACTGCTGCGGATGCGTTGTAACCCTCATCGATAGCGGTTTGAATATTCCATTTTGCATCATGCTTAGCGAATAATTTCCAAGCTGGTGCTGCCTGGGGGATAGTAACTGATTTAATCGCCATCCTTACTTGATTCTGGACTCTGGGCAGTTCTTGCTTTATTAATTTAGTATCAAACGGCCACATTATGCGCCCCTATTAAGTTTTGTTGCATTATAGCAATGTTTTATGTTATCACGCAAAGATAAAGCCTTTACGCTGTATCAATGGGTTTATTGCATATCTAATAGCATCTATGTAATGGTTATCAGCATCGATCACCACAGGAAGTATATCACCGCTAAGCCTATCAACTTTGTAACTGTATAACCTGAACTCGTTTAAGGTTTCTTTGCATCTAGGATGAATGATTACTTTCTTATAGCTTTTGATATGCTCGATACCATCCTCAACACTACCAGCCCATTTTTTAACACCCTCAATTCTTGGCATTCCATGGCGCTTTAAATAGCTTATTGATTCAGGTCTTGCGCTATCTGCTCTGCTTGTGTGGCTTTCAAGATGTGGTATCGATCGAGTTAAATACTCTTTAGTGTCATCAAGCTCTAGGCCTACCTTTCCTGCTTCATGCTCAACATATAAGACGTCATCATTAACCCAACACTTAACGCCAGTAGTAGGGTCTTGAGCAAAACCAAAGTCAATCCCAAAGTAAGGGCCATTCCAAGAGTCATCAGGTGTAAATTCTTCCTCCTTAAACTTATTACTGAATATCTGAGCTTTACTGTGCTTTAAATACGCCCCTTCCCATATATGCTGATACATTGCATCTTCAAAGTTAGCTTTCTGTTGAAGCCTTAGTTCATTTAAGTTTTCAGGAAATTTAGGATTGTCTTGCCAGTTCATATTTACAAACATAGACCTAGGAGGCTTTGTTTTTATGAATCTATTGTCAGTTGGTGAGCCGTCCTTCTTTGGATTCCATATAACCCATATTTCAGATAATGGCGCTCTAATTGTTGGCTCTAATTCGATGTAACTATATTCTGGCGTGTCCTCCGCTTCTTCAATAATACAAAGGTCAATCTGAGCCATTGATTTAATGCTACTCATGTTGTGACGTAAGCCTTTAAATATAAACTCAGTGCCGTTATTGCCGCGAATAAAGTTTTCACCTATATCATAGCCAGCAGCTAGCCAAGGCACCGATTGAATAGCGTTTTTAATCTCAGCGTGCATTGATTCTTTTATGCTTACTTGCAACTCACGCACGCATAATATGCGCAATGGTTCAATGAATCCCCATACAGCAGCCATTTGAGCAAAGCTGAATGATTTACCACTACCCCTTGAGCCATACGCCCCACGATACCTTAACTCGCCCCGCTTTGGAGTGAATACAGGTATTAACTTAGGTGGCAATCTAATCTGTGCTGTTTTCGTCTGCACTTAATGCAACCAATTCAATGCGGTTAGGTGACATACTGCCATCAGTTGATATGTGATTTATCTTCTGGCCTTCTTTGCGGTCTATGACTTTATGGGCTGTGTTTATGTCCTTATCGTCTAGCGCGCCATTAACAACCATTTTAGCTTTCATAATAGGTTGATTTTTCAATAGCTCTTTTCGGTCAAAAAACTCAGGGTTAGCATCACAGTAGTTATATAATGTTTGTTTTGATATATCAGCGAAGCAACAAGCCTCCATATCAGTACAGCCCCATGAGAAAGCCATCTCAAGTTTGTTGACTGTACTTTCCGTCATTACTGTAGGCCTACCTCCCTTGTTAACTGCCATAAATCACCTTTCTATTTTATCGAATGCTTAATTATATTATCCCGTTAATATTGAGATAACCTATCTATTTTTTAGTTACTTTACACTTACACTTTAGTGACCATCGCTTATATAGTGTCTTATCTTGCTTCCTGCGCTCATAGTAACACTCATTTATCCCTTTACTTATTATGTGTGCTGTTAGCTCTCTAGCGTCTTCTAAGTCTATGCCACATGGTAACGCTTTAATTGTAACAGTGTTACCGTTATACACTAACACGCAGATACTAGAGTAAGTGTTATTAAGCTCTTTGAACCTGTACAGCTCTATTGTATCGCTTAGCATTTCTGCTGTCATAATTCCTCGCTGTTAGTGTTTCCTCATACAGCGAGGCTTTTATAATACATTCAGTATAAATTAGTTATTACAACCGTACTGATTGGATTTTCAGGGCCAGCGATTGTTACCCCTGTTGCTGTTACTGATATAGTCATTTAGTACCCATTAGTAAACGTCAATATCACTTTCAACTGTAACTTTTAGTGCACACGTTGACGCACCGGTGATAATGCTACCGCTTAAAATAGGCTTTATCTTGATCAGTAGCGTTGCAGTATCGTTAATAGTGGTGGTAGTAACCAAATCAACAGTGCATTGAATATCTGAAACATCTCTATTTGCTGGCGTTGTTGCCAGTTTTACCAATGTTTCACTTGTCACTAATGATCCAAATTTACTAACCGTTTCATTACTACGATATGCGCTTACTGTGAATTCACGGCTACCAGTGAATTGTGGGCCTGCGATTGATGCCTTTATTTTTTGATGTAATCCAAAGCGGGTTGGCAACTGTATTGTATAGATATTTGTGTCAATATTATGCGTCACAACAGTTGCAGGATATACAACTATCTCACTTGGTTTCAAGCTTTTGTAATGCGGTATAGCAATAGTAAGATTTTTGTTATTACTTACCAGTGGGGTTTTTGTGCTTGCAACGCTACAAGTGCCGCCTATGGCTTCATTATCTTTAAACTCACAATTAACGCTGTCCAATATCGCTGAAACACCAAACTGAGTTGCAGTAAGGTTTATGTTGCCGCCCCTTGTTTTGTTGTCATAAATTTTTGCACCGTGAGGGATGCTGTAACAAAGTGCAACAGTGGAAGTAATATCGGTTAAACCATCAATCTCAATGTCGCAATCTATTGCGGTATTGTTCCTTACAACGGTATCTAAAAAACCGCCCCAAACCTTGACACCAGCTAACGTGCAGTTCTCAACTGTATTTTCATAAATTTCATTATCGAACGCGCCAAGCTGGATCGATATAATCAGCCCTGTGTCTTTTGTATTGTTTGCCGTAAACCCTGCAAGGGTTAAAGGACCAGCACCGCTACCAGCAGTTATCTGGTAACTCTCTCCGGCCCTGTAGCCATTTTGAAATACAACAAACTTCTCTAAAACAGTAGTGCTGAACGTGTTATTCAAAGTGATTGTTGCACCACTAGATGATGCGATTGTACTTCCGCCCTGCATTAACCCATCTGTACTAGAATTTCCTCTGATATCAATACTTATACCTTCCTCTGAGGTATTTTTAACATTATTGTTGTATATCTTATTGCGGTTTAATGTCGCTTTTTGGTTAGACGTGCGCAGCGGTACACAAATAATTCCGGTGATCCCACCATCAACTATGTTGTTATATATTTTGTTACCATTACCAGAGAATGAGATACAAAAGCTCGCGCCATCGCCGGTGATTTCGTTCTCATAAATATGCGAATTATTAATATAAACGCCATAAAATAACGGTGATAAAATTGATTTATTGTGATGGATTTTTATATTATCAGGGCCACTATTTGAGCCACTCAACGCTGTTATATACGCCCCGTTTGTGAATGTGTTGTGGTGAATTTCAGCATCATTACAATCGAAATTAAGCCTAACAATTGTGCCGTTAATCTCTGAGTTTTGAATAACAACACTGCTATCAACACGAACTGTCGAGCCTTGCAATTTAACACCATCTAAAACAGTATTTGCTGGTATAGTTATTTCTGATGTTACCACTACCAACCCATCTGATTTAACCGCTTTATTAACCGAGTTGGCATACACGCATGCAGTTAATAAATTCGTTTGATTTAACGCGCCAAAATCTTCAACCCTGATAACCCCTTTTGCATCTACTGTTTTTGTCACATCTGCCGCCGCTGGCATACCACTTTGATTTGAAGCTGTGCCAGTATCAGAATCAACAACAATTGTTAACCAGCCAACACCCGCTGTAACATCAACGACCACAAAACAAGCCGAGCAATCAAAAGCACCTAAAAAATAACCCTCTGATAAAATATCATCAAAAGAGTCAGTTGATTGATACGTATATCGCTCTTGAATATCCTGCAACTGTGATGGAGTGGTATTTTTTAGGTTTGCAGCTATGAAAGCCATTGAATTGTCCTCGATATATAATTACTCACATTATCTTATATATAGCGCTCAATTACTAGGCAAAAATAAACCCGCTACTAAGGCGGGTCTTTGCTTATCCTGTTGACGCAGGTTAGCTAATTATTATACTTTTTATCTTCGCGTCCAACACGCTGCTTTATTCTGCCTGCGCCTGTGGGAAGGTTTAACCACATCGCAGACTGCAATTGTTATTGCCCCATGTTCAACGTCCTAGAGATTAGGCGAGGGCTTCCATTTCTGGCACGGATTAGCACCGATTGCTGGCACACCGTCTTTTACACAAAAATAAAGTAGTTAATAGCTAAACCTATAATCGGCATAGCTAGCCAAATTAAACGGTCAGTCAATGTATATCTGTCGTAGTATCTCATTTTAAATCCCTCTGTTTGACATACTGCGTCAATTAATTATTTATACTGCTTTGCTAACTCAATGTTTTTACGCATCTGAGCATTAGTGTGATAACTGACCACACCTACATTATACAGTGCATTGCCACATGTGTCAGTACCAGCCTCAGCATCAAGTAATCCCTGCATCCAGTCGCTGCGAAGTGTGTTACCTGACTTAAATAGCATTAGGTAAGCTGGTGTTACAAATGTTGCTATTGCTATTAGTGATAGTATTGTGAATTCCATTATTTACACCATTTTCCATTTGCTGATTTAATCGTGTGTTTAGTGTACTTTCTGAATGCGTGGTAATAAACAATTACACCTTCAGGGGTTTGCTCTGGAGTTGCATTTTCAACAAGTGACTTTAGAAGCGCTGGAACAGTTTCAGGCGTTAATAAACCTTCAAATAGAATAGGCACAACATTGCAGCACTTTGGACGGTTTGTATTTAATGGGTTCCATCTAAAAGTGTTGAATAAAAAGAATTGCTTTTCAGGTAGGTTATGCGGGTTTTTCTGAATACCTAATCCAGCCCATTCACCATAGTGATAACCGTCACCCAAGCCAAGCAGGTCATTATTATTTTGCTCTACCCAAGCCGCAAAACCGTAGTTATCATCACTAGCACTGATTAAACGCTTTCTGCTTTGAACGCCGACAATCTGACCATCTTGAATAATTACACATGCGTTAGTCCCATCTAATTTTTCAGTGATAGTCACCATGAAAGGATTTTCTCTTGGTATTTTGTCCCATGCTTTAAATTCTACTAAACTCATTTTCTTCTTCCCCTTACTTAGTTGTTTTGCTTCAGTTCAAGTATCGTATAACAGTTTTATCGTTTCACTGCTCCGACCAGTTACCTTTTCTCTAATCTTTTAATTGCCTTTCTTGCTATCTTAATAGCTCGCTTAGTCCAATCTAAATCAAACTTAATAACCTTGCTTTTATTCTCAACTAGCCATTCGTATCTTTCTTGACCTATCTTCTCAATCAATCTAGGTGTGTAACCTTCGATATTACCGCTTAAATAGTTATTACATATCGAGCAAGCTTTGTGGCTGTTCCATAAGTTGAACCTTAACGCTGAACTGCTGCCCCTCGAAAAGTAGTGTGATGCGTGCCACTGACCATTCCACGTACTTGGCTTATCACAGCTTATACAGCCGTCTTTTCTATCTCTTAGCCTTACGTATCTATTAACTAATACTTGCAACTCGTTATGCCATTCTGTGGGGCTTTTAATGGCCTCCTTTCTGGCTTTAATCTTTTTCTTTTCTTTAGTTACTCTTTGCGCCCTAGCTTTGTCAGCTAACCGTTTGGAGTTTGCGTCAATCCAAGCCAACGAATGAGCAACAGAGCAGAAATTACCAAACTGCCTAGTTGTCATTGTCTCGACTCGGACTGAATTTTTACAGTGCTTGCATGACTTGTGTGAGTTAGCCATTATTTGGCTCCGTCAATATTATCCCTTGACTTGTTAAATGTGTAAATATTGCGTTTAAATACCGCGTTTTTTGCTCTGTTGTCATTATACTGGTTACAGGGAAGCTTAGCGGCTCCATCATAAATTCTAGCTTAGTGTGATACGGTAGCGGCCTTATTAGCCTGTCGTACTTTTCTGAGTACTGCTCGTTTTCTTTAGCTATTGCAATACCAAAATGTAACTTGCAGTACCCCCGCCATTCCTCAGCGGTTAAGTCGCCTTGTTCTTCTGCTTCTTTTAACCATTTTCTTTGTAAGCGGTTCTGGTCTATTGAGCGTGGCGCACCCTTGGCTATCGATACGCTAAACGGCAAAGCCATATTCTCGATACGCTTAATTAGCATTGAACGCTGTTGGTCTGTGCGTATTGCATCATTCATTTAGGGTTAAACTCCTTTTTGTATTTCTTCTCACTTGCTGGCTTTAAATGTGATACAAGCTCTTGACCGTTTAACTGGCTGAACTTCTGGTATTGCCCTTGCCAAATCGCACCAACCATACCCAATTCACCGTCACGGGCTTTGCCAACTATTATTTCAGCCAATCCTTTATCTGGTGAGTGCTCATTGTAAACTTCATCACGATATAGAAATAAAATTACATCAGCATCTTGCTCTATTTGTCCAGATTCGCGCAGGTCTGAGCTTATCGGTCTTTTGTCTGACCTTGACTCCAGTCCACGATTAAGCTGTGAAAGTGCAATCATAGGGCAATTGAACTCTTTAGCTAACTGCTTTAATCCTCTACTAACTTCGCTTATTTCTTGCGTCCTATTCTCTGTGTTGCTTCCTTTGATTAATTGCAGGTAATCAACTGATATAATATCTATCTTGCCGTGCTTCTTTTTGTACTTTCTGCAATGTAATCTCATTTCGTGAATAGTCATATATCCGCTGTCTATTATTTCTAAATTCGAGCGTTTTATTCTATCCATAGCCTGACCAATTCCAGCCCAGTCATAATCATTAAGATTGCCTGATTTAATCTTGTTTAACTCAACCATTCCGATTGACGCAATCATCCTTGACATGATTTTATCTGCTGGCATTTCTATACTAAAAAATATGTTATTCAAGTCTAAGTTAGCGATTATCATGCTTAATAGCTTTGCTGTTTTTCCCATGCTTGGTCTAGCTGCTAAGATAATCAAGTCAGTATCTTGCAATCCTGATATTTTTATATCAAGGTCATGTAATCCAGTTGGATGACCAACTATTTCACGACCTGATTTAATTTGCTTTTCTAGTCTATCGATAAACCTATCAGCAATTGACTCAGCATCACTAGGATTATGCGTATTAATCAGTGAATCTGACACCTTGCTTAAAATAGCCTCAGCGCGTCCAACAGACTCAATTGCAGTTAACCCTTGTGAATCGTAGCCGTTTTCTGTTATCTCGTAACCTGATGCTATTAAGGCGCGATAAATAGACTTCTCTTTTACTATCTCAGCGTAATGCTCAACATTTGATGTTGAAGGCGTGTTTCTTGATAGTTCTGCTATGTAAGCAAATCCACCAGCATCATCCAATAAATTTAAGTCGTCCAGCCTTTCAGTTAGCGTAATTAAATCGACGGGCTTTAATCCTGTGATCATTTCAGACATAACTTTAAATATTATCTGATGACTTCTATTGTAAAAATCTGACTCCTTTATTTTTTCACCAACAAGATCATAACAATCATTTTTGATTAGTATAGATCCTAGCGCGGACTGCTCCGCCTCAACTGAATGAGGCGGTACTTTTAATCTTTCCATTAACTTCCTATCCCCTGGTAATTCCACTCATCTTTTCTACGCTTCATTAGTTCTAGGTATTTTAAATATCCGCTGCTTTTTTGCTGAGTAAATCCTAACCCTTTGCACCAAT